CAATAAAGGCTTTGTCTGTGGTGTAACCAGTTATTAAGAATGCAACGGTGCCTTGCTTGGTGTCCGTTCTATAGTGCTTTTCATACTCAACCCACACATCGGCTTTAGATGCAGTTAAAGAACATAGACGTATATTACCGCCACCTTTTGGACGATATTCATAAGCAGATTTACCCTCGTACACTCGGGATGGCATCCACTTATCTTTTTCATTTTTTCTTTTGCTTGGACTCATAACTTGAAAAATCGGGCTCAGTTGTTGGTTTTGATTCGTGGGCTATTATTGCATCGTCTGTAACTACAAAATATAGCCTACCAATCCGCTTTCCTGCAAGTTCACCCGACTTTATCCATGATTTAATCGTTGCCAAAGCAGGGCGCGAGTGCTCAGTAAAACAAGTTTCTCGAAATTCTTGCACTGACATTAGCATACCGTACCTACTCGTATAAAACTTTTGCGGACGGCTTCTAAAATTTTTGACCAGCCAATTCTTTCTCTCCAAACCTTGCCGTCGATAACTGCCTGGTAACAGTCAACACGGCTTGATTTTTTTAAAACTATTTCGTGCATTACTTCACCAAAATCATAGTCAATAATAATTATGCGGCGGCGAATCTCTGGCAGCATTATAGGATAGTCGGGCGCATCACCTTCAAGCCGTTTGCGTTCTTTGGCTTTTCGCATAACCTTTAATTTCTCGCTATATTTTGTACGCTTTCTAAACATTACCTTGCACACTCCGCATATTCTGTTGTTATGTGCTCAATCACAATAAAGATCGTACTTAATACAAATATCATTAAGCTCTGGTATTGCGCGGAAAGTAGAAAACTCACCTTCCCACTTCCCAGATACATTTATATATTTCTCACCCTTTAAAATCTTAAATCCATTTTTTCTTGCTTCTTCAATTTTCGCCCAATCCTCTGGCTCAAATTCTCGCTCGTCCAATCCAACTGTATTTATAATCCAGTCTGATGCCTCGCAATGGTAATCCTTACGTGCTGTTGGTTTTGTTTCTGCACTAAATTCCCACATAACAATTCACTCCAGTTGATTGCTCTTTCGCTACGCTCAGTCGCAACAACTGAGCAGCGCCGTTATGTTTCTGGTTCAACAGAGAGAACCCAGTCCCTCCATTCTTCCCATTTTTTAATTTTTTGGTTCCACTTTTTTATTGTGCTCTCGTCCATGTCTGGTTTAATTTTTAGTCTGTTATCAATGTTCTTTTTTACAGTCTTCGCTTGCCTGTCTAAATAATCAGCCAAGTTTCTCTTAGTGGTATCCGCAATAAACTCTGCTCCACATTCTGAGCAAAACTTACCGTCTCTTTCTTTTCCACAGCAAAACATAACAATTCACTCCACTTTGACGCTTCACTCGCTGTGCTCTTTCAGCGCAAGTGAGTTCAGCCGTTATGCGTTCCCAACCTCTAACACTTTACCGAGGCCGATAACAAAATACTTTTGTTCTTGGTTCAGTGGCTCGCCATTATCTGGAGAGCAATGCGCACCTTTAATAATCGCCGCACCTTTGAACTCAACACGGATAAACGGCTTATCTTTCCCATAGCCATTGGTAAAGCGAACTTCATCATAATTACGAATACCCTGCTTACAGAGCAAGCGAGACATCCAGTGCTTTTTATATTCGCGGTATTCAAATTTCTTCTCACCGCTGGCAATCAAATCAAACCATTGCTTTTTTAATGTCAGTTGCAAAATACGCATAACAAGTAAATCAAGCGGGCGCTCGGAAGCATCGGCGTTTTTCTCTAGGTTGGTCATGTCGCGCCCCTTATTAAAATCGTTATGTGTGCAACTCGTAGAAATCTTCACTACTGTCATCCCAAAAACCTTGTGGGCTTTCCGGCACAGTTGCGTCCTCATCATGAGTTGCCCCGCATGTTTCACATTGCATATATTGAATAACCTCAGTTCCAAATTCATGGTCAAAGGAATCATCAACCACTTCAAGATCATGTTCAAACTCGCCAGCACCTCGGTAACAAGGATGTTTTCTGAATTTAAACCACATAACAAACAAATCAAAAGGACGCTTGAAAGCGTTGGTTCTCTTCTCTGTTTTCATTGTGTCGCGCCTCTTATTAAAATTCGTTATGAGCCAAACATTTCTCTCGGTATCGGAATACCAATATGCAAGGCTTTATTACCATATCGTTTATTCTGTTCGGCATCATTCACTGCAACTTGATAGTTTGTGTGCATCGACCAGAATGGAGAATCCCCAAACTTATACAGGTTCAAGAAATAATGTGTGTGCTGCAAGCTAAGTTCGTTCTTTAGCTTTTCGTTTTCCATTGCCTGTTCAACATTAAATTCGCTCATAACAATACGCTCGTTCGGATTTCGTTACGCTGCGATTCATTCATAGCCGCATAGCTCCAGCGTTATATTTCTTCAATACCTTTCCACCCAGACTGTACAGCAGCTACTGCTGGTCTATGACCTTCATCCAGCATTGCCTGATATTCTTCATAATCTTGATCGATACCAGGGTAATAACATGCTTCACACCAACGAGAGCAATATACCTCTGTGGTCTTACCGCACTTCTGACAATTTGTTGATGTATCCATAATAAACTCCAAAATATAACAATAAAATCAACAGCGACCTACGCTGCGCTCCGGCACGTTATTTAGGCCGTTATCTTTCAAAATGGTATGCAGCTATTGTGCTTACCGTAACGCTTGCTGCAGTCAATGCACTTCTCAGGCCACCATCTTTTGTATAGCCAGTATCGAAAGAACTGTTTTACTTTATAGTGTCGGCTACCTTCTACAAGTTCGTGATATGGAATATCCCATAAGCCACAACACTTGCATGGTGTGTTTTGCCAGCCATAGTTATCAGGGTCACTATCAAATACTTGTCCACTGTAATCAGGCTCATGCCCGAACCACCAGCAATGCAAAAAGATAACAAGGCGTTTAATTTTGACAATCATTCCGCTGCGCTCCTTTCTTGCAAATTAACTTCATCGTTAGCACCCTATAGACTTCATCAATTCATAGGTCTTTGGTGCACTATCACATTTGCTCCAGTTGTAACCAACTTCATCTATAAACGTCTTCTCAACTTCATCCCATCGATCTATTAATTTTTTCCATGTTTCTGAAACATCAGAAACCTTATTAAAATGTTTACGTATTTCTGGTGCTTTTTCTAAAAGCAATAAGCATCTATTAAAATCGGCAGGGTCGTATGGATGGCTACCACCAAATCTATCTTGGGGTAATCCGGCGGCAGCGCAAGCCATCGTTTTTGAGCTTGAGCCAACCTGCCCGTTTGCAAACCATTCAAGTATTTTGTTTTTCATGCCTCTCTCCAAAAAAGTGCTAACAATTAATTCCAATGGCAAACTGCATTGTGGGCAGCAAGTTCATTTTTTACCTAAATTAAAATATCTCTTTAATTCAAAACCTAACCACTGTCCTGCATGTACACTGACACCGTTACCAATTATTTTGTAAGCTGCTGAATCAGAGCAATTAAACTCATACCAATCTGGTACTCCCTGGAGTCTTGCATACTCCCTGACAGTGTATGGCCTAACATTCATTGGGAAATTTTTATCTTTTACTAAACGAGTGCTTTTATCTTTAGAGTAATGGGCTACACACGTTGGAGCTAAATCATTATTATCTGGATCGGAAATAATGGGTAAATCTCGGTAACGTCCTTTCATTCTGTCTAATACATATTTTGGCACTTTTATTTGAGGATCTTTTTCAAGAATTTCACGAAGCTTTATTTGTTTTGTCTTTTTTGGTGGGCGAAAATTAAAATTCTTTTTAGTGCCAATAATAATTAATCTATCTCTTTTTTGAGGTAGCCATATTTCTGACTGAATAGGGCAAAATACTTGTATATAGTAATCAGGTAGCCTGGTCATTGCCTCCATTACTACCGGAAAAGCTCTCATACCGGGTACATTCTCTATCGTGTAAGCCTCAGGTTTTTTGATTACTATATGTCTTAATGCATGAAGGAATAATTCATCACCGGTTCGACTGCCTTGAATGTTAGCAATAGGGGAATATTTTGTGCATGGATAGGTAAATGCCATCACATCTGCATTGTTATCATTACTAACGAGTTTTTTTGTTAAGTCACTTTGAATTACATGATTACCTAAGTTGTGTTTTTGTACTTCACAAGCAATTTTATCAAGCTCAAATGATTGATGTATTTGCAAGCCAGCTTGCATCAAACCAATATCAAGAAGACCACCACCTGAGAAGTAACTGTTTACTGCAATCATATTAATCCCATTTGACCTTTGCTTATTGGTGTTGGTTCTAACCAATCACAGTCTTTTAAATTATCAATATGTTCATTACTTCGATAACGTGTTTCTTCACCTGCATGACAAGCTAACCAAACATCACCTTCAAATATTCCAACACCACCAAACTTGCGCAGCGCCTGGTCACATTTTTTTCGAGTTGCGCATTCAGTTATCATTTACGTCTAACCCATGAGTGAGCAGGTGCACCTGCGCAGCATTGGTTGCATTCAACGGCATCAACTTCACCGCTATTGAATGACCATAGGTTTTTAGTTAAATCTGTACAGCCACAAAAAGGGCAGGGTGTTTCGAGTGCTTGTTTTAATGTTTCTTGCTCACTCATAATCCACACTCGTTAAATATTTCTTCATCGGTTAAATCGGTACGCATAAATTTAATTGTTTGCGCTTGTTGGTCTTCTAAACCCTCAGCGATGAACTGTAAGAAATCCATTGGTACCAGATACCAAGCTTCATCTTCTTCATGCCATGCGAAGAGGTAAGGGTACTTATCTGATTTGTAATGCGAACAAACTGAGTGATGATGTGCACCTGTCCGGTCTTGGTGTGATACCGGCCATGACGCACAGTGGCAAGCAACTGGAGCATTTAGTTGAATTACGTTGTTTTCATTTTTAGTCATTCTATTCCACTCATTATTTTTGTTGCACAAGCTCTACAAAATCGTTTTGAACCGCAAAATGGTAAGCACGTTGTTGAAGCTGTTATTTTGCATACGGTGCACCTGTTAGCAGGCGGTAGCTTTACCTCAAACAAACTCGATATCCATTTAAAGAAAGTCTTAAACATCTAAACCACCGCTCTTTCATTTAAGTCACGTAACAAGGCTTCAAGTTTTGGTTGTTTGCCTTGAAGACATTCTTCTTTATAAAGCTTTACTAATTTGTCCCAGTTGGTAATAACGTTGGTCCATACACGGCCAAGCTTTTTAAGTTTGTCGAGCTGTTCACGTGCACCTGGTACCGCTGCCACCATGATGTAACTTGTGCGAAAGTCGTGCGCATTGCGTGGTGCATAAATGCAAAAGTTATTTTTAAAAATATCTCTGCGGGGAACACCTAAAAGGGTGAGGGCGATTGTTTCAGCTGAGCGTGTTTTTTCACCTTCAGCAAGCCACTTTAAAATATCGCGCTCGAAGTCGGTTATTTTGTGTTGTTGTGCATTCATTCTGATAGCTGCTCCATTAATTCAAGATGTTCATAGTCTTCGTCTGTCATTGGTTCGAGGTCTTCAATAGTTCTGTCTTGTATTTCAACTCCGCAAGTGCGGCAATACACCAACATTGAAGGAGAGATATAAACAGCAGCACCAAAGTCATGCCCTTTAAAGTAACAAATGATTTTTTTAAAGAATTTCATTCGAATAAATCCTCCGTTGTTCTTGCCAGATACAAATCAGCACCCGGTAATAAAATCTTGGCTAATTTTTCACGATTGGCGTAACTCACAATTAGCTTTACTTCAATATGACTTTTTAGGTTGCGTGAACCGGTATTGGTTACCTGAACACCACTGCCCAACGGTTTGACTCTGTGCCATTTGGCTTTGCATTTGTCATTGCAAAAACGCTGATTAGGGTGGTTCTTTTCATACTCCTTGCCACATTGGTCACACTTAACCGCGTTCTTGGCTTGGTTAGCCGTAGTACGGGTATCATGGGTAGATTCAACCACTATCGACCCACCGCATATTGAATGTCGCACTGGGTTGCGTTGGTTTTGCTGCACGTATTACATATTCGATTACCCGGACCAGACGAACGGAAACTTTTGTGACATTTAAGGCAGTCGCGGGGCACTGCGTTAATATTTTTCAGTTTCAATGGAGAAATATTTCTGAGGTTGTAAATTTTGTCGTACACCGAATCAACGCCGCGCCCAAGCATTTGAGCAATATCTTTTACGCGGTAGCCTTCATCACGAAGCTGCGTAAGTTCTTGCTCTTCAATAATTGTCCATGGTTTTATGATTTTTAATGCTTTACGAGACACAACGGCGTACCTCGGATAAGGCTAGTACAAGGGGAAAGGATACTTTGCAGCCTTCGCCAAGATGACGAAGGTAGATTTCACGGCGCTGCGTATATAAATTCAATCGCTGGCGATTTGCTGGCTTTTGAGCCGCTATTCGGTGCTCGACGTGGTTTTTGATATTCATTGTTATTCCCTCAATTCGATAACTTGAGGAAAGTATAAACATAACGTTTATGGTAATGCAAACATTTTGTTTATGATTTTGCTTTAAGGTAGGGATTACTCTTATTATATGTGATGTGGGTTTATTTTTTATATCGGCTAATTATTTCCTCGGCTATATCTTTGCCTGATGTATAGCCAGTGCTAGGCAAGGAATCATATTTGTGTTTAGTATGTTTTATCCACTTCTTAGATGATGATACTAAGCACTTCTTTTTTGCGGAGCTAAAGGGGAGGTAATCACAGTCATTATTAGTAAAAATTAAGTAATCTTCGAAACTTTTATCTGCAAGAGATAAGTATCTTGCGTGCTGTTTTTCTGTGATTCTGGGTGGGTAGATTTCATCGTAAAAGACAAAATTAAGCAATATACCAATTAATACGTATAAACCATACAGCACAGGATCGACTCTGTCTCTGCGCACTTCATTTTTTATTTTTGGCTTTATCCATTTACTAAGAAAATACAAACTTACAGGGATAATTAGTATCAATATTGCTTTGCCAATCAAGCCTACAAAAAACAACGCTAAAAAGACATAAAGCGCCGCATTAAACATCCATTTTAATGCTAGATATATAGGCATTTTAATTATTTATAATAATCCAACGGTTAAACGTTGGGGGCAACTCAAGCGGATCAACATTAATGTCTGGAAGTGGATCCATAAAATTATAAGCAGTAGGCAGGGTGAGGGCTTCAATTTTAGGTATTGCGGGTGGCTGTTCTTGTGGGCTTGCTGAGATTTTTGCGCCCAGCAATAGGCTACCAACACACATAATTGCCATAATGGGCATCAATATTTTACGTTCTTTCATAGCACCAATTTCTTGCTGTTCATTAAAAAAGCCGTCTAAAACTTCAATATCTTTACTTACAATAGACATAGTAAATTCCTTATTCTTCAGTCACGAGTGACTTATTATTTTTTATACGCTCGATAATGGAGGGGTAGTCGAGCACTAATTCTGCTTTATCAACTTCGGTACCAGCTCTTTGGCCGGCATCATATTTTTCGTAAAAATGGCTAAATAATCCAGCCCATTCGTCTATGGACAACTCAGATTGAGTTTTGTTCTCAATGAATTTGATAACGGTAATTGCGTCTTTCACGGACGAGTCATTTAATTCGCTTGCGTACGAAGGCGAAGACTCACGTACTTCGTTTGAACCCTCAGACAGCCAAGCTGCGCTACATTCGAGAACTTCAGCTGCTTTAAATAATTTATTGCCCGGAATATTGCCACGCTTTTTCCAGTTGTTATATGTCTGCGGTAATTCACCCATTCTGCGAGAAAACTCAGCAGGTGTAATACCAAGCGAATCCATTTGGGTTTCAACCCTATTTATCATTGTTTCCATGAATCAAATTTTACGCCCCTTGATTTTGCAATCAATAAACAAAATGTTGACATTTGTATAAACGTTATGTTTATATTCATGCATGACATGGGTAAAAACAATTAAAAAACTGTACGGCAGTCAGGCAAAGTTTGCAAAAAAGCTTGGCGTATCTCCTATGACTGTTGCTCAGTGGAAGAAAAGAGGGGTTCCAGCAGAAAGAGCGATTCAAATTGAAGAGCTTGATTCTCGCATTCCCAGATACCTTACCCGTCCAGATTTATTCAAGCGAGCTACAGAAAAAAAGGTAGCAGCATGATTTACAAGACTTCGTATGACTCCACGAAGGTGAACGCACTGCGAGAGTAGTGCTTTTGGCTGTCCGTTTCCCCAAGCGGATGGCCTTTTTTTTATTTTGGTGGGTTGGATATTTCATGTTGGTGAGTATAGCTGCGTGTAATTTACCACGACCACCCTCAAGTATAGGAGGTGCGAGGCATGAGCCATGCACTTTATAAAGATGGGTATGCCGCACTTGAAGCAATGTGTGCCGGCAAAAGCTCGCAAGAAATATCTCATCACTTAATTAGTGTTGATGGTATTTGGCACGAAAAAAAGCTGGAAACGGGTGCGGCGCGAGTTCGTGCTTGTATGAATAAAGAAAAACATGAGTTTTTTAAGTTTTCTGAGCTTATTGCGATTTCTAAATTCACTAAGTGTAACGATGCAATATTTTTTATGTGCGATGAGTTGGGTTTAAGTCGTCCACAACCTATCAGTGTTCAAGATCAATTAAGTTCGCTTAACCAGGTGGTCACCGATGCCACACAAGTTTTAGCAGTGGCAACAGAACAGTTAACAAGAATAGAAAATCAAGAGGTGCCTGACGATAGCAACGTAGTGCGTGTAATGAATTTCTGCAACGAAAGCTTGATGCCATAGGAATTAATAGTGGCAACCCAATGGAATGATCAAGAAGAGTCCGAGTTGCAAGGCTTGCCGTTGTTAACTCAGATTGTTTATCTGCGTTGTTTTCGCCGGTTCATGGATTATGACACTGGCATTGTTGGTATAGCTCGAAAAATTGGGTATCAGATGATGGCAGAAACGTGTGAAACGGTTCCAGATAAAGGAAGCCGGCTTCAATATACAAAGCCGACTCGAAATGAGTTACGTGCTGCAGTTCGTCAGTTAATACGACGAGGCTTAATAATTTTAATCAGTAAGCGTCTTGAGCAACCCGTTTATAAGCTCCCGTTAGCAACAACGAATCATGCGCCCCCCACGCCCACCCTTGAAAATTTCGAGCAATCGGAAGAAGTAGGGGGGTTTTATTCTCAGGAGGAACGACAAAGGAACGACAAAGGAGGCTTGCAAGCAGAACAACAAGGTGAACGACAAAGCAAACCTAACGTTTCCCCTTTGTTTATCATCACTTCGGAAGTAATGAACGACAAAGGGAGTAACAAGAAGAACGACAAAAGACAACCAGCTATGAACGACATACATCAGGGATCTGTTTTACCTTACCTAACCATACCTGTGCAAATCACTATTAGTGAAGTTGAGTCAATTCAAATTCCAGACAAAGCAAGTGAGTGGTGTGAGTTTTTTGTAAACCACGTTCGTTATCAATTCCATGAAGTTAAAACGGTACCGGTAATGACGATGTTCAGAACCTGGTGCGAAGTAAAGCTTTCACTAGCTGAAGCAGTCGTTGCAATTGAAGCTGCTGAACAAAATCTCGGTAAACGCCCAGACAAACCTGCCTATTACAAATTGTTTGTTGAAGAAGCCGTTAAAAATAGAAATGCAAAGCTTAATTCTCAAGGAGCTCCCCATGTCAAAACAAATAAACGTGCCACAGCTGAAGAACTCGCCATCGAACAGCTGGGAGGAAATAGGGTATATGAACACGAGGATTGAAATTAACGACCAAGACATGATTGATCTTTGGAAGTTCATGGGTGAGCAATACGATGGCAGCTTTACTACTCGTTTCGGTAATCAATTAAAAATTTGGATGACTCATTTCAAACGTAAGAAGTTTTCACCCAGGCATTTAGAACTGGGTATGGAAAAGTGCGTAGAGCTTTCTGAGGTACATGCACCCAATCTTTCTACGTTTTCAGCAAGATGTACTCCTGAGTTTCATGACTATCGTTTACCAGATGAAGATGAAGCGTACTTAATGGCAACGAGAGGCGATTGGCGTGTTCCTATTGTTTGGCATGCAGTGAGTAAGGTTGGTCAATGGGAATTCAGAACGTGGCCAGAAGGTAAATCTCGAAAGGCATTCGTCAAACAGTATCAAAAGTTATTTCGATTGCATGTAGCCGGTGAACGGTTTGTTATTCCGGTGCTCGATGTTCCTCAACTTACTGAACCTGAACCAAGCGACGAAGAAGTAGCAGCTGCAAGAGTGATTTTAAGTAGATTTATCGGCAAGAAGAATGCCTTTAAACCTAAAAACAACAGTAATGATCAGGTGTGATCGGGTGGGTGGTATGGATGAGAAAAATGAACAGACCGTCACTTACGAGTTAAGTATAACAATGCCGAAGAGTCTTTCAGATAAGTTGGTTCAATTGTCTGAACAAGCGGGTGAAGATGATGAGTGCGTTTATATAGTCGATAAGCTTGTTATCAAAAGTATTAATAGAAGAAAGTTAAAAAAGTAATGATACGTTCCACATGGAACAAAAACAAAAGAGGGATTAATTATGTTTGATAGCTTTGGTTTTGTTGCAGGTATTACATTTGGGTTGGCAATAGGTTCCTTTGTTGGGATTGTTATTATTGCTTTATTAAAAATGGGTAGTGATAACGTGAATGACATTATTATCAATGCTTCTTACCAAATGCCAATTGGTTATATTTTAATTATGTATGTTTATCACGGACAAATAAGAATCAAAGTTCGTGACGTTCATGATAATGATACCGGGTATGTTGATAATCCTGATTTAGAAATCGATGCTCGATTATTGCTTGCTGAAGCGCATGCAGTAAATATTATGAAATACGACGAGCAAGAATTATCTCATGAGAAGGCTGCGTAATGAGTCAGACAGCTGTACAGCTTACACCGGTTGAGCGTGAAGTACTTGAGTTGGAAATTAGAGAGCAGGGTTGTGCGATATGTATGCGTTGCCAGACTTTCGGTGATGGCCATCGAGCATGTAAGACGGGTTTGAAGTTTCCATTTTGTCGTAAAGATAAAAAGAAGGGGTTTAGATTAAATGACAGATAAAGTTCCTATGCCAAGGTATGTGACTGTTCTTACTCAAGGCGATATCGATCAAGAAATGGTTAGGGCCATTGAGGGGCAAGGTTATAAATTGAAACGCTGTTCAAATTATGAAGGCTATGTAACTAATGAATTTAGACGTAAGGATATTATTCATGTCATGCCCTGAAAGTGTATTCGCTTCACATCGACCGGAAGTACCCGGTCTTCTTTGCGCAGGTATGCCACAGCATTGGTTCTTTGCTGGTCAGTTAAAGTTTGCTCATGATTTAAGCGATACTGTTATGAAAACTTTAGAATATAAGTTGTGGGATATCGCTGTACGCATGAAGAACCGTTTAGAGTGGAAAACCCGTAAAGGTGATATTGGTAAATCAATGTTAAGAAGAATGGCTAGATTAGCGTTGCATGAGATGAATGAGCCTTCGAGATTTAATTCACCAGATGCCTGGAAGTTACGTGCTGCTTATATTGGGGTAGGTAAGTCTCAATGGTTTGGTGTTTGGTCTGCTAGATATAAAGTTTTATTTGAAGAATTAAATGAATGGACTAACAGGGCATATCGTTACATCATGATTAGAGCCAGAAAACACATGTCTGAGTCTGATGAAATGGCAGTTTTAATAATAGAACACGAAGCTAATTGGCTTAACTTGGTTTTCGATAGAGCGGCTTAGTGTGTTATTTATATCTTATTGAATTATAAGGTAAATAAAAATAAATAAAAAAAGGCTTTACAAAGCCGGACTGAGAAACTATATTTTCCCCATGCTACACGAAATGCCCTCTAACGAAAGTTACGGGGCATTTTTTGTGGGTGACTTTTAATGATGAAGGGGTATGGCATGCATTACAGAAACGGACGTGAAGCAAAAAATGGCGACAAGCTAGTAAAGCTTGAAGGTGGAAAAGTTGTTGCTTTTGGTGTTCTTCATAGCGCAGTACCAGGTAATGATTATTGCAATGGTAATATTGCGATCGTTCAACCAACAAACGAACTTGCATGTATGGTTGATTGTTTGCATGTTGACGATGTGGCAGATGTTCTTGCAGAGAAAGGACTAGATGATCGTCCTGACGTTACTTCTTAAAATTAATTTATCTTTATTAAGTTTAGAAAGCCCTCTTTTTGAGGGTTTTTTTACGCCTAAAGGAAACTTATGGACACTTCTGAAATAGAACAAGCAATGAACAAAGTGCTTAACGACCACCGTAACATTAGCCAAGAAGTTCATTCAGATGACCATGAATTTATTGCAATGCTTAAAGGTCGTGAAAAAAGACGTGTTGAGTTATGGCAGAAATTTAAAACGTCTTTCATTGGTACGTTAGCTACAAGCTTTGTGGCTATGTTGATATGGATAGGCACTTTAGTTATCGAAGCGTTAAAGAATTCACCACCACCAAGTCACTAATTATTAATATGAGGTTCCCCAAGAATCATGTCTTCAAATCGCAACATAAACGGATTGACTGTTAAACAGCAGACCTTTTGTGATCTTTATCGCGCGTCTGAAGACTCTGAAGTTCGTGGCAACGCTAAACGTTGTTACATGATTGCGTATGGCGCTAAAGAAGAAAGCGCAGAAGCCAATGGCCCTCGATTGATAAATAAAGACCCGCATGTTGTTGAGTACTTGAAAACTAAAACAGCAATGGTGATGGAACAGTTTGATATTACTGAAGAGCGGTTACTTCAAGAAGTGGCTTGTTCTGCATTTACTGATCCAAAAGACTTTTTTGATAAAGAAGGTGCCTTGTTGCCTATTCATGAAATGCCTGAACATGCACGACGAGCATTGGCAGGCATTGAGGTTAATGCGTTGTTTTCTGGTACAGGTAAAAATCGTGCTCGAATTGGTACGACAACAAAAATAAAACATAACGATAAAAAAGCATCACTTGAATTATTAATGAAAAACAAAGGCATGCTTACTGAGAAGGTTGAGCATTCTGGTAGCACTGGGGGAGTGTTATTGGTACCAACAGATGTGGATGCAGCCGAATGGCAGAAGCAACACTTCCCTCAACAGAATCAGAATTAAAGATTGTTTGGACACCTTACCCAGGTGGACAAACTAAATTCTTAACCTGCCCGATAAAAGAAATATTTGCAGAAGGTAATCGTGGTGGGGGCAAAACCGACACATTACTGATGAAGTACCTGCGGTATGTGGGTTTAGGTTTTGGTGCTGCATGGACCGGCGTTATATTTCGTCGAGAGTATAAGCACCTCGATGACATTATTAAAAAATCAAAACGTTGGATCCCTCAGTTATTCCCCGGCGCTCGTTGGTTAGCATCGAAGGGTGATTATAAGTGGGTCTTTCCGGATGGCGAGGAATTGTTATTCCGCGTCATGAAAGACGTGGATGCTTATTGGAGTTTTCACGGTCACGAATTACCGTTCATTGGCTGGGAAGAGCTAACTAACTGGCCAACGGATGAATGCTACGAGGTTATGAAATCGTGTAGCCGTTGTTCGATACCTGGTGTTCCCAAGTTTTATGTTTCAACGGGCAATCCATTCGGTGCTGGACACAACTGGGTTAAAGAACGTTTTATTGATCTTGGTCCCGAAGGTACGGTTGCTCAAGATGAGCAAGGCAATGTACGTGTAAGAATTAACGTTAGTCTTGATGATAACCCTGCAATATTTGAAAACGATCCCGAATACGTTAAGCAGCTTGAAGGTATTAAAAACCCTGAGCTGAAGAAAGCATGGCGCTATGGTGACTGGGATATCGTTGTAGGTGGATTCTTACAAGGCATTTGGGATAACAAGATTCATAAAGTTTCACCGTTTAAGATTCCAGTTGACTGGCCTCGATGGAGAGCAATGGATTGGGGTTCAGCTAAACCGTATTCAATCGGTTGGTATTGCATGAGCCCTGAAGGTGAAATTTATCGTTACCGTGAGTTGTATGGTTATGGTGGTAAACCTAATACGGGTACGCGAGAAAATGCCACAGCAGTTGCTAAAGCAATATTTAAGATTGAAGCCAAAGAACGTAAAGCAGGTATTCGTTTCTTAAAAAATCCAGCTGATAGCGCTATGTGGGCTGATGTTGGTAATGAGCTAAGTATTTATGATTTATTTAAAAACCAAAAGGTGCGTTGGATTAAATCAAAGAAAGGTCCCGGCTCAAGAATTATTGGTGCACAGTTAATTATTAACGCGTTAACTGAAAACAAGTTCTTTGTTTTTGATACTTGCACACATTGGTTAAGAACCGTGCCAGTGCTCATGCCTAACTCAAGCAATTGGGAAGATGTGGATACTGAAATGGAGGACCATTGCTTTGTTGGTGATACAGAAGTTATGACAAGTAATGGTATGGTTGCCATTAAAGAACTTGTTGGTAAGTCTGGACTAATTGCTTCAGCTGATGGATATAGAAAATTTCTTAATTGTAGAAAAACAAGATACGCCAATGTTGTAAAAGTGACTTTTGAAGATGGATCAGAAGTTGTTTGTACCCCGGATCATAAATTTGTAGGTGGTGAAAATTGTTGGATAGAAGCGAAGGACTTGAAAGAACAATCGACATTAATGTTATTTCAAATACCATCCAAGAGTTTTTGGGGAAAGTGCATACCGAGCGCTCGATTAAAAAACAATGTGTTCAATACGGTTCGGATTATTTTACGACTAAAGCGCAACAAAAGCGTGCCATGTATTGCTCAAGAAACTGTGCGGCCACTGCGGGTCGTAAGTGTCGAGCCAGCAGGAAAAGCTAACGTTTATTGCATGTCCGTTCCTGTGACGCATGCTTTTGCTTTAAGTAATGGTGTGTTGGTCTCAAATTGCTGGGATGAAACAATGTACTCATTGCGCTCACGTCACAAGGTGTTAAGTGTTGAACACAAAGAAGAAGGACCCAAGGTAGGCACCTTTGGTTGGTTAGAACAAGTTACATCAAACAAAGTTATAAGAGATATCGATTAAAAATTTTACCGGTGAAATAAATAAACAGGAGATAGAAAGATGAGTTTACAAACGAAAGTGGTTGCTACTGCACAAGCGGTTGGTCAATCGGCAGCTGTTGCTATGAATGTTACACCATTTATGGCGCGTAATTCTGCGGTATGTATTTTAACAAGTTCAAGTGATCGCGTGGTTAAGCTGCAAGAAAGTGATGACAATGTAACGTTTACAGATGTTGCGGGTGTGACTTTATCGGCTGGTACCGACCGTTTCCCTATCACATTAGCGGCTTATCATCGTATCGATGTGAGCGGTGGTACAGCTGGTACCGGCGATTGTGATATTGAAGCATAAGTAAAAATTAATTATGCAAACTGAAGAACAAGGCACGCTTACCCCAGAGCAAGAAGAAGCGCAGAAGGTTAAGCGTGCCCTTGTTTCTAAATGGCAAGACGAAATAAAACGTTCAAAAGATTCTGAACATATTGTTGACTACCATAAGAACATTAAAACTTACCGCCGCCGTGTTGAGGGCTTTAAGAATGGCAAGAGTAACGAAAAAGGAAAAGTAAGGACGAACCTTATTTTTTCAACTTTACGTTCACAGCAATCGCGTATTTACGCAAAGAACCCAGAGTTATCGATTGCGCCAAGTAAAGCAGTCAATCAAACACAATATAAGCTGTGGAAAAACTTCTCGCAAACAGCAGAGGTTGTTGTTAACCGCCAGTTAACAGATGCAAAATTAAAGAAACGTGGTAAGGCCAGTGTGCGTGCATCACTTACGTGCAAGATTGGTTGGTTGAAAGCCAGTTATCAGCGTGACATTCAAGAAGACCCAATTATTGTTAGTCGCATAAATGATACACAAGAAAATATTCGTAAAATTGAAAACTTGTTATGCGAATGCAAGAACGCCGAAGAAAGTGATGCATACGAAGCCAAGAAAGCTGAACTAGGGCTTATGGTTAAGGCGTTAGAAAATGAAGTTGAAGTTACACATTCAGAAGGCATGGTATTAGATCGTGTCTTAAGTGAAGACATGCTTTGGTGTCCTGATATTCCAGAATTTGAAATGGTGTCAGAGTTATCACCATGGATGGCACAAGGCTTATGGTTTAACAAAGATGGCTTTAAAGAAACGTTTGGTCGTGAACCAGGCAGTAAGTCTACGGTTTATGCTGCAAAAGATTTAAAGCAAAAGGATACAGAGATAGAAAATTCTCAGTATCGCGTATGGGAAATATGGGATAAAACAACCAACACTATTTTAACTATTTGCGAAGGTGATCTTGATTTTTGTCGAGAGCCTTATTCACCAGCTACTACGGGTGAGCGTTGGTACCCCTTCTTTGATTTAGCCTTAATTCCACTAGACGGTACTAAGTTGCCAATGTCTGGCGTTGAGCTGCTTGATAAACTTCAAGATGAATATGAAGAAACTCGTGAAAAATATTCTAAACATCGTGATTTAAATAAACCGCATTACATTGCGGCATCAGATACGGATGTTAATAGCATAGAACGTAAGCAAAATGCAGAGCTTGGTGAAATTGTTATTATTGATACTGATGGAAAACCATTAAATCAAGTATTCCAAAAAGCAGATTCATTATCGATAAATCAAGCTGATTACGATACATCACCTATTCGTGCTGACATGGAGATGATGTCTGGCTTAGTGGGTAGCGCTCAACAGGCCAATAATAAATCTAATACATTAGGTGAAGCTCAAATTCTTGAGAATGGGGTAGCTGATCGCAGTAACGACATGACCGACCAGATTGAAGATTGGTTTCTTGAGATTGGTAAGTACACGTTAGAAATTCTGTTGCAAGAATTAGCGGTTGAACAGGTTAAGCTAATTGCCGGCGAAGGTGCTCAATGGCCAGAAATGGAAAAAGAACAAATCTTTGATATGGTGAATATTGAAGTTCGTGCTGGTTCATCCGGAAAGCCAAATAAAATGCAAGAACAAAAGAACTGGATTGAGTTTATGCCTCAATTCCGTGAGCTCATTCAGCAAGTTGCTGAGCTACGACAAGCAGGTAAGAATGAAATTGCTGATTCAATAATTGCGCTGGCACGTGAAACAATTCGCCGTTTCGATGACCGTATAGACATCGATGAATTCTTACCTCAACAAGAAGAAGAGCAGCAACCTGAAAACGATGAAGAAAAACGTATGGCGCTTCAGCAACAAATGGAAGCAGCTCAAAAAGAATTAGAAAAAATGGATGCTGATATTCGTAAGACAACAGCAGAAGCCGTTGAAACAGAAGTGGATACACAAATAAAAGCATCTGAAGCAACAGCACCATTAGCTCAATAAGTTTCCCCAACTAAAAAAGGTGATTCCCCATGGATCCAGAACTAGATGAAAATGGACAGGTAGTGCCTGACTCGTCCACAGGCAATGAAGATGGCAGTGAAACAACGGCTTCGCCAGCTGATGGCAGTGAAAACTCCGATTCGCCAAAGGAAGAAGAACAAACATCACTCGAAGCAATGACAGAAGCATTAAGTGCGGATGACGATGAAGAAGGTGGTGAAAAAGAAAGTGGCAAGCAAGACGTAAAAACGGATGAAGCCAAGAAAGATGAGGCTAAGCCTGATGATGCGGCGGGTAACGATAGCGATAAGACTAAAGCTGAAGAGCTGAGTGATGATGCGCTATTAGAACCCTTACCAGACGGAACACCGGTAAAGACTGCGGAACGTTTCGAAAAGTTGACCGAAGGGTTTAAAGACCTGAAAGAAAAACATGAAACGCTTACCACTGAATCAGAAGCGTATAAAAAATACCACGATGACTTTCAATCTATCGTTCAACATTCAGGCGCAACACCGAATGAGTTTAATGATCTGATTGAATATTCCCATTTAGTAAAGTCAGGCAATTTAGAGGGGGCGCTTGCAATGTTAGATGCGCAGCGTGCCGGACTCGCAACAGCAATGGGCAAACCGTTACCCGGTGTTAATTTGTTTCATGGTCATCAAGACTTGCAGGACAAGATTGATAACCATGAGTTAACAGAAGAGCTTGCTGGTGAAATTGTTAAAACACGAAATGCAGATGCATTACGTGTTAAGCAAGAAGATGAGTTACGTGCTCAAGAAAAAGCACAACATGATCAGCAGCAGGTAGATAACAATTTCAATCAAACGATTGAAAATGCGCAAGCAGACGTGATGAGCATGGTCAGCAGCTGGGAGAAAAATGATATTAACTTTTCTGCCAAGCAAGCGGCCATTGTTAAAAAAGTTGAAGAGATTGGCCAGAAGTACCCACCTGAACAATGGGCTGAAATTCTCCAACTTAATTACGATGCGATTAAAGTTGATAGCAAGCCTAAAATAGGTAATCAACATACCCCTTTGCGTCCAGGCAGTAATGGTGGTGGTGGAACTAAAACGCCAACAAGCTCATTGGATGCAATAAGCCAGGCGTTAAGTTAATAATAACGCTTAAGTAGTACAGCAACAGCACGCAGCAGTTTGTCGGTGTCGCGCCCGATAGGACAGATTTTTAAGAGGCTTCGTCTTCCTCAAGTGCTGAGAAAACACTTTGGATAACCAAAGTTTAACTCAAACTTGAATAGGAGGGCGTTATGCCTTTTACAGCAGCAGAGCTGGCAATTGCAGGTGAAACCTCGATTGACCACAATTTAAAAAACAAACTTACCGATCAGGTTAATACTGCTCGGCCACTTCTTAAGAAACTCAAAGCCAAGCAAAAAAACTGGGGCGGCGGTAAAGAAAATATTACCGAAGGTCTACGTGTTAGCAATGGTTCAAACTTCCAGTGGTATATCGGTTCTAAAATCGTTAGCTATAACAAGCGCGATAATGTGAAACGTGTGAAGTTCCCGTATCGTTCAGCGCATGATGGCTTTTCATTAGACGAAGATCGTTTAATTCAAAACGGTATTCAGTTGGATGAAAACGGTAGAGGTAAAAACTTCTCTCAAGCTGAATTAGTTCAACTTAATAACTTGTTGGATGAAGAAGTGGAAGCATTGTCATTAGGCTTTGATGAGAAGTTTGACCAGGCATTGCATTTAGATGGCACGCAAGATTCAGATGCATTGGTTGGTTTAGATGCATTGATTTCATTAACGCCATCTACGGGCACCATTGGTGGCATTGATGCATTAACTAAAGTCTATTGGCGTAACCACGCGGCGACAGGTTTAACAGTTACCACAACCACAGGCGATATTGTGGACAAGATGGAAGCTGCATGGAAAGCCTGTATCCGTAACGGTGGCATGCCTGACTTTATCTTGGCAGGTACCGACTTCATTGATGGTTATCGTAAATTTATGATGACCACATATGGCACTGTTAATTACGGTTCTAAAGATATGAAGGGTGTTGATGCCGGTATGGGCATGAAGGGCGTTGAAACTAACCTTTCATTCAACGGTGTGCCAATTGTTTGGGATCCTGTTTTCCAAGAGCTCGATACGATTTATTCACCGGGTACACCTTGGGAAAAACGTTGTTACTTCATTAACTGCAACCATATCAAGTTGCGTCCAATTGAAGGTCACGACATGAAGACGCGTAAACCGCCACGTGTTTACAACCAGTACGAACAGTATTGGGGTTTAACCTGGAAAGGTGCTTTAACGACTAACCGTCGTAATGCACATGCAGTACTCGCTATAGCGTAATCAATCCGCTTGGGGAACGTTCCTGTCTTTGCCCGTGGGGGCAGGCGCGGTACTTACGCGGGATATATTTTCCCCTAACTATTTAAAGAAGGTACTAATTATGGCTCGTAAATTTACAAGCACGTATGTCCACGTCACAATTGAACGTGGTGAGAATGAACATGTTCCTGCAACAGTTTTAGCACATGAACTTCCATGCTTACAGGCTAAGCATGGCGAAGGTTCTGTAAAAATTATTACCGATGTTCCTAAAGATGTTCTTGATTATGCTCGTATCGGTAAAGAAGTAGAGCTCGACCGCGATGAAGAGTGGGGTCGCTTAATGTCGAAGTACGGCATGCACCCTAACTTTGATGCTGAAACAGTGGTTTATGTTTATCAAAACGATAAACGTCGTATGGCTGAGTTTGATGTTGATGAATTAATTGCTGATATGGGCGCTATTACCAACAGTGAAACTCTTGAATCCATGCTCGATATGCTTGAAGACTTTGATGTTGACGTTGAAAGTGAGCGTCCTGCTAAAGTTGAAAGTCAGCTTCGTGAGCTTATTTGTGAAAAGCTGGATGAAAAAGGTGTTGAGTATCGTTCTAACGATGACATTAAAGTATTAATGGCAGTTGCTAAAGCAGTACTTGGTATCACAGTTGGTAGCTCTATTAAGAATGCAGTTAAGTCAGCCATTGGTGGTAACGGCAAGAACGATAATATCGATGAAGACGGTGATGGCGATATTACTGTTAAAGAAATTAAAGCCAAGCTTGATGTGTTGGAAGTTAATTATAAAGCAAATGATAAAAAGCAAGATTTATTATTGCTATTAACTGAAGAGCTCGAAGACTTGCTTGATATCTACGATGTTGATCATGGTGCTGGCGATTCTGTTGAAGTACTTTGGGCTAAAGTGCAAGAGCATGAAGCTGCACTTAAAACAGGTAGCAACGACTAATGGCATTACCAGTAAAACCTACGCTCGGAGTATTACGTTCCGAGCTATTGGTACGTCTTGGGTTTGCAGCCCAGGGCGCTGCCGCTGGCAACATGGTTCCAGCAGCAGATTCTTTTTTGCGGCGTGCGCAGGAGTTTCTTTACTGGCATTACACGTTTAATGAATTAAAAAAGGTTTACGACTGGACCTTAAATGCAGGTCAAACATTATATGACTGGCCAGATGATATGGATCCACGTCAAGCATCAGTTTTACGTGTTTCTCAAAATGGGGAATGGTTTCCTTTAAAAGAAGGTGTCGAGTATTACCATGATACTGATGTGGAAACACGTACTTATCCACAGCGATATGATCGTAAAGCTCAACTAGAAATTTATCCTGAACCAGATGTAACGTATACCTTGCGTTGTGATTATTATTCTCGCTTAGGTCGTTTCACTCAAGATAATGACCGTTGCACGGTTGATGACTATCTTGTTTTTTCTTATGCCCTGGCAAAAGCTAAAGCTCACTATAAACATGCTGATGCACAATCTTATGTTGATGATGTGAGTACTATGCTGAGAAAGTTGAAGAGCAAAGTACATGGCGACAAGCGTTATTTTATTAGCAAAAGAAATGATAGCGAAATAATGCCGCGACCAGTGGTGGTTGAATAATGCCATCGATTACCTATGATCGTTTTGATGGTGGCTTTGATTTAAGAAAAGGCGAGTCCGTTTCAGATGCTAATCGTCTTCGTAATTTACTGAATGCTTTTGTAACAACAGGTAAAGCCATTCGTATGCGAGGCGGGTTAACTGCAGTCGCAACATTGGAGGCGGGTACCAAAGGTTTAGTCGCTGCTAATGACAAGCTCAACACATTTTATGAGTCGGGTTCGATTACGCATGCGAATAGTTTGTTTCAAGCAAACGTAGTCGCTCATCCAACAACATCACAACTTGTTTCAAAAGTGCACCATGCAGATGAGTTTGATGGTTATGTTTATCTATCGGTTGAATATGCTGATGGCTCTATTTGGCATCATTATCTTGATGGTAGTTCGCCCACACACGTTGCAGATGTAAATTGCCCACATTCAGCAAGCTGGATAAAAAACTCATCTAAAATTTGGGCACTAAATGGTGATACAGCACCTTTTAGTGCAACAGGCTTACCGCGTAACTGGACGTTGCCCGATGATGCAGGTTTCTTACCGATAGGCTTACAGCAAGCTGGTGGTAATAATGCAAAGGCAATTGGCCAACGTGATAAAGATTTAGTAGTTTTTTTCCCCAATAGCTCTCAAGTATGGATTCCTGATCCTGATCCTGCATTACATGTATTTAAAAAACCAATCACAGGTATTGGCACAAAGTTCCCGGGTAGTGTTGGCCAGCTTTCAGATGATGTTTATTTCTTAAGTGATTTTGGATTTCGTTCAATAACCGTTGCACGTGATGGCAACCTGACTGATATGGATGTTGGTAGCCCTATCGATAAAGTAGTTAAGCCTGTAATCAACGATTCTATAGAGCCGCTATCAATTTATTATTCTGGCGGTGGTCAATATTGGTGTGTAATTGGTACCAGCGTATTCGTGTACACGTTCTCACGCTCAATGAAAATGAGCGCATGGTCTGAATATCAATTTCCAACAGGCTTTGATGCTATTGCAGAATTAAACGGTACGTTATATGTACGTATTGGTGATGAAGTATATTCACTTAATGACGCCACCGCGGGCGACTACGGTAATGATTTTGAGTTAACCATTGAAATGCCGTTCTTAAATTTCAAACAACCTGGTGTTCTAAAGCACATTACCGGAATGGATGCGATTGTTGAAGGATCAATGGATATTCAATTTCGTTGGGATCCAAATGACAACACACTAATCACAGATAAAATTCCTTTAACGGGCGACTCTCAAGTTAACGCAATGATACCTGTTGGATTAACGTCTACACAGATTGCACCCGTTATAACGGCTAATAGTGCTAATGGTATTAGCCAGCTTGATTCGCTTACCTTTTATTTTGATGTCTTAGGTGAAATGTGAGTTCTAATATTCAAACATTACTTAATGCTGTTGTAGCAACGGGCATTGGCAGTGCGTTTAATTTATCAGCTTTACCTCGTTATCTAGGCGGCGCACATAGTTTTGAAGTGAGCGGCACGTTTGTGGGTAGTGTAGATATCGAAGGTTCAATAGATGGTGGTTTCACCTGGCATGCGTTGAGCACCTTTACAGATGTAGGTGGCCTTTATTCTAATACCGGTATTTACACGCATGTACGTGGAAATGTAACAGCATGGACCAGTGGCAGCATTACCTTAAAAGCACGATACGGATTACTTCAAGATTTAAAAACAGATATCGATACATTGTTAACAAGGTTATCTTCAGCAAGAGCAGCATTGCTGGATAATCTAACACGTCTTGATGCCCCTATTAGTGGAATCTCAGCAGTAGCGCAACTTGAAAATCTAATTAAGCAACTTCGTAAAGAAGGTAAAAGCGTGTGATCACTAAGCTCACGTTAGGTCATGCATTACATGTTGCACGAAACATGCGTGAGAATGATCGCCGTGAAGTCATGGCCACTCGATGGGACGATGATGTTGAAGGTTTTGCTATTGATTGTTTTCGTGCCCCGGGCTTGGCATGGGTTGCAGTAAATAAAGAAGATGAACCTGTAGTAATGGGGGGCGTAGCCATTAATTCACCGGGTGTTGGTACTGCATGGATGGTGGGCAGTGACAAATGGTTAACGGTTGCTTTAGAGGTTAGCCGGTTTTGTAAAAAATCAATTAAAACAATATTTGAAGGCGACGATGTGCATCGCATTCAAGCCTTCTCAGCTATTTTTCATACTCAATCACATAAATGGTTAGAGATTGTTGGCATGCAGCCAAATAATCTTTTATCCCAATGGGGTAAAGAGGGTGAAGATTTTATTTTGTTCGACGTGTTTAAGGGGAAATAATTATGTGTGGCAGCGGCGGTGGTGGAGATGGTGGAGCAGCTGAACGTGAAGCTGCACGACAAAAAAAACAAGATGCAGCAGTAGGAAGAATTAATTCATTATTTGGTGTTAGTTCAAATGCAGACGCTACTCCGCTGCCGGATAGAAATGACAATCGTTTTTACACTATGGTTCGCCCCGCCCCCTTTGCTCCACCAGAGAGAACCTTTAACCAATCACTTTATGATCAAGCCGTAGCAGAGGCAGGCCAAAATGGCGCAAACAATACGGAAGCTGAAGCAAACAAATTAAAGCTTGATTCTATTTATCAAGGTGTGGGTGATGATGTTAGCGCGTCTCTTACTAAAGATTTAAATGATCAATATGAAGTAGCAGAAAGAAATGGGCGCTTTAATGCTGCTCGTCGTGGTATTCGTGGCGGTTCTTCTGAACTCGATATGCAAGATACTATGCAAGAAAATTATGATAAAGGTGTTTTAGATGTAAGCAACAAAGCATCAAATGCATCACTAAATATGCGTAATGCTGATAGTAAAACTCGATTGAATATGGTTCAACGAATTTTACAAGGTATGTCGGGTGATGCAGCAATCACTTCAGCTCAACAATCAATGAGAGATAATACTGAAAATATTCGACGCCAATCATTGTCTCAGTCACTTGATAATGTATTCGGCGATACTGCTTATATAAACAACCAAAGACTAAAGCAACAAGGTGCGCAACGTGCAAATGATTATTACGGCACTTATTATCCTTCAAATAAAAGTTATTCAGGAGTGAAAAATTAAATGTGTAATCCAGCAGCAATAGCTTTAATGGCGGCAAGTACTGCGGTCGATTATAAAAACCAAAGTGATGCAACTGACCGCATGAACAAAGAAATAGGTTTGTCTGAAAACCGTAATGATAAGTTTAGCCAAAGTATTATTAATGCTTCAGATAAAAATTTAGAACAATATAACCCTGATACGCGTATTGAAAATTTACAAACGAATCAGGACAAATCAGAAAAGTCATTAACAGATGCATTAACCACAGCAAGAGATAATCAAGCAAGTAATAGTGTTGCTGCTCAAGGTAAAGTGAGTGATACCTATACCAACAGTAAGGCAGAGCGTGCAATTAAACGTGCGAAAGCAGGGGCAGATTTAGCAAAGATGATCAGCAAGGTTCGTGCACCCACTACTTTACGAAATGATGAGCAGCAAGAAAATGCAAAGGCATCAACAGTTATGGGTACACAAGCCCAGCAGCGTAGCGATATGGCGCGAGCAAGTGGTTACGATATTGAAAATGCATCAAAACTCAATCCTTCCATGCAGTTAATTTCTGGACTGCTTCGTGGTGCTTCCATGGCTTATGGTGGTGCAGGTGGAGCCGCAGGTACTGCCGGTAAAACAGCGGTAAGTTCATCATCATTTGGCGGCGCAATAGGGTAAAGGAGAAGATTAAATGCAACACACACGACTAGGTTCCGGTGGCCAGAAGATGATGATGTCATTAATGGGTGGAAATTCGGTTGAAAATAAAAGCTTTGCAGATACCTTAGCCGCAAAAATGGGGATGGCGGCAAAAGCCGCCCAGGCTGAAAAATATAAGTCTGAAGCTAATTTGAACAAACAGCGTTTTGAGAATATGGATGTTGGCCGTAATCAATTCATGGAAGGTGCAACCGGGTTATCTCAACCACAATTAGAAATATTAAATGCCTTTAAAAAGTCTGGTCAATATCAATCTCAACAACGTGCAGAAGGCCCACCAACCCAAACTGGTGAAGTGCCCACCATGCTGCAACCAACCGATGTTCAACCTGAATGGCTTACACCAGAAGTAAGCGATAAGTATAACCGTGCACGCATGACCAGTGGCGCCAATATGATGGGAACAGGAAAATCAAACGCTGAACAAATTATGGATGCGTTAATTTCTGGTGCAAACTTAAATCGTCAAGATGACATGATCAATGGCAGTCTTGATCCTAATAGGGTGGCTCCCGCTATGGCTGCGACAGCAGGCAAACCAACGGTTGATGTGACGGGTAGCGGTATTGCCTTTAATCCTTATGGTAATACTGAAAACTTAAATACAAAGCCGTTTATTCAAAATGCAAATATCGATGCAAAAGCAAAAGTGGATGCTGTATTGGCTCGCAGTAAAGCAGATGGCGGTCAATTACCTGCAGAAGCGAAGATGGTCGAGTTCTATATAGGAAAAGGTTATACAAAAGATAAAGCCATTGAGATGGCGCGAAGCAAAAAGAATAAATCCTTAAACGATATCATGCTTGAAGAATATTCAAAGACACGCAAAAATATAAAACTATTTAATCCAGATATGACAGAAGATGAAATTGATCGTCAGGCTGAAAGCAACACATTAAAAGCGATCGATTTTCTTAAGCGAAATGGAAATGTTTCTGGTTCGCAAAGCGATGACCCTATGGGGATTCGTTAATGCTCTTAACTGAATTTCGCCAGAAAAATCCGCAATACGATGATATGGATGATGAGTCACTATCGCGCGGTATTTATAATAAATACTACTCAGATTTAGATTACGGTGAGTTTAGTAAAAGCATTGGCTATGAGGCTCCAGCATCAGATGCAGCTAATGAAATTGTTAATGCGTTTCAGGGTGTCGTTAATCAAGGCATACAAAATCCATTAGTAGATAACAAGCAAAGTGTTGTTGACTATCAGCGACCACCAGAACCCGAAACGTTAAACGTTCTCGGTACCGAAGTTAAAACAGGCGATCAATTTCCCACCATAAGCGGTAATGAAGATGTTCTTCGTGATATTGCTGAACCGGGTTGGCGTGAAAATCAGTTTATTGAAAATTATGACGCGATTGCTCCAGGCAAAAGAAAGCCTGGTGGTATGTATCCAAGCGAACCTAAATCAGAATTACGAACAGCATTAGAAGGTATGTTTGGTGCTCGTGGTGATGTAACGCCTGAGAGTAATGCGGTTGATAATGTCAAAGCAATTGGTGAAATGAATGCACCTAAAGGAACAACAGGAAGAGAGTACATTGAAAGTGCTGGACCAGCTGAAGGGGTGTTAACTCGCGGCTTAAAAGATGTTGCTTCAGGTGGTGTTTCTACTGCAGAAGGTATGTTGGGTTTTGTTTCTCGCATGACAGACAGTAATGGCATGCGGGTTGCTCAAGATATTATGTCTGGTAAAGCACGCGAATTAATGGCTGCAGATCCAAAGTTTCTTGATGAGTTAGCGGCTGGCTTTGGTTCAACAGGAACATTCTTTGTTCCCGGCTTAGGAATAATGAAGGGGGCTCAAGCTGTCTCTAAAGTTTCACCGCGTATGGCGGCATGGTTAGGTTCGGGTGCTTCAGCTGGAATGGAAGCGGCAACTGAATCTGGCGCGGTTTATACTGAACTACGAGATCAAGGTTTAAGTCACAAAGAAGCAGCACAAAAAGCGGATAATGTTTTTTGGCAAAATGCAGCGTTAGTTTCTGTCACTAACAAGTATGGTTTGTTTAATGAAAACGGTGGCCAAGCTGCTCGTCGTTCTCTTTCTGCGGTTAATGAAGGTGTTTTACAAGAAGCGCCTCAACAAGCTATTAGCAATGTTGCTACCGGTAAAGATTGGGATGAAGGCGTAGGTAAGTCAGCATTAATTGGCTCAATTGTGGGTGGCGCATTAGGCGGTAACACTTCAAGCAACGATAATAAGTCTATCGATAATCAGAAATCTGATAAACCTGTATCAAAAGTTGATGAATCCCCAGCAGAACAAATTGCGAATATTTTAAAAGCTTCCGTTAAGCAACCACAACAACAAAGCCCGTATGCAAATAACAACATGGCGTCAAATGTTGTCGAGCTCTTTAAGCAGCAGAAACAAACTAAGCAAGATAACGAGACAAGCAAGCCAGAAGAAATGGCAAAACCTGCCGAAACTGCCGTAGTACGGCAAAATACAGAACAGAAAGAACCAGAAATACAGCAGAAGCCGTCTAAGCTCCCTGAATTACTGAAACTGCAATCTGAGTTACAGCAAAACGGGTATGAAAACACTGAAGAATTAAATACGAAGCTAAGTGACATTAAAGCGCTGGCTGATGAAGTTGCCTATAGCGAAGAATCGGGCGATCGAGAAGCTTATAACAAATCCACCCAGGTGAAAAAATGGGCCGTTGAGTTTGGGCATGATGTTAATAAAAATGATAAAGAAAAAGAAACTAACGCAGTACACAAAATTGCTAAGCAGGACAATTTGGATTTTGAATCATCCTCGTTACCAAATGAGAGAACATCGGGTAATAAAAATAAAGATAAGTTCGAATCGTTTTTAGATAAAACAGCAAAACGCATTTTAATGGAAGAGCAAGGGCAAGATATTCTATTTAATTTGGAGGAAGAAGGCGCTTCACCAGAGTCAGTGTCAAAAGAATTCTGGGTTGACGTATATCCAAACTTAAATAATAAAATGAAAACTAAGTTTGAAAAAAACTTAAACTCTCTTTCTGGTTGGGAGCCGGGCAGTGTTATTGCCTTCAATGGCCAAACTGGTGAAAAAACAATTGGTAAAACGTGGGAAGAGCTCGCTGATGCACTAGGCAAAGACTTGCCTGGTAAAATTGAACACCTCGAAGGTACAGAACGCGGATATGTGGCCTTAATGTCATGGGCAACGCAAAAACTTAGAGAGCAAAACAATCAGGAAGAAAGCAGCACTTTACCCGTAGCTGAAAGCCAAGCCCTCGGCACATCGGAACCGAGTGATACTGGTGTTGCGTCCAGTCGGGAAAGTGCTGCGCCTGATACCAACAATAAAGATTCTAAAATCCAAGACTTTGGTGAAAAGCTTGGCGGTGCGCGTAAAGATACATCGCGCAAAGGTACGGGGGCAGGTCGCACAGTTAAAGACCCCCGTAAAGGTTGGCAACGTCGATATGATGTTAGTGAGGTTGCAGCCGAAGCATCGTTAATGGAAACAGCGGTTAATGGCGAACTATCAGACACAGGTAACAAAGGTAAGTTTACGGTTTACGATAAACGTAAAAGTGAACACCTTCGTTCAAATTATAAAAAACGTTATTTTAATACGCGAGAAGAAGCAGAAGAAGCCATTCCTTTGCATGAAGTTTCTCGTAACCACCGTGTTCAGTCTGCCGACAAAAAAGGCGAGTATGAAATTGTTCGTATAGTCACAGACCGTAAGCGCCCAGTTGTTAAGGGTGGTTTTGAAAGTCGTGAAGAAGCCATGGAATACATGGCCAAGAATGCCGTTGACATTATTGAAACAAAAACACGTTTCGATGATTCTATTCACCCAGCATTAAAAGAAGCTATTCGCAGTGGTGAAGCACGTCGAGAAGACGATGCTAATGTAGGCGCAGATGACTTCAATGAGATATTTGGTTTCCGTGGCGTTGAGTTTGGTAAGTGGAATAACTCTGAAGAGCGCCAGCATATTTTAAACCAGGCGTATGATGCTTTTTTAGATTTAGCAGAAATGTTAAATGTGCCACCAAAGGCTATTTCTCTTAATGGTGATTTGGGTGTTGGCTTTGGCTCTCGTGGCCACGGGCTTACAGGTGCAAAAGCGCATTACGAAATGAATTACGGTGTTATTAACTTAACCAAGATTAAAGGTGCTGGCAGTCTTGCTCATGAGTGGATGCATGCATTAGACCATTACCTTGGTCGAGAAGGTGGCAAAGCAAAAGCAGAAAGAATCACTAAAAGTAATGGCGATAAAGTCTTTGATGCTAGTAAATCACCTTCAGGCAATTTTGTCTCTCATGGTTTTGGCTACCAAGATAAAACACGTGAAGAGCTAAAGAATGCATTTGATAGCGTGATGGATACAATTACTAAACGTACTCAAGAATATAAAGAAGACGTTAGTTCTCGTGAACGTTTTGAAAATGGTCGTAAAGAAGACTTGCATAAACGGCTTGATAAATTCCGTACAGATTTAGAGACTGACTATACTGGTGAAAGTTACCAGCCATATCGTGGTAAAAAGAATAATGCACCAGCCACTAAAGAACAGCTAAAAGAAGCGGATAAAATTATTGCGGATATTAAAGCAGGTGAATACGGTACCGAGCAATGGGTTCAAGGCAAAGGTTATGGCGGTATTCACCTGTTCGAATCAGTAAAAAAACTCTCTGATTTATATAAAACAACGCGTGGTCGCCAAGGTTACTCAAAAGCCCAAGGCCGGTTACAGGGTGTTATTGTTAATATTCAAGCTGCCATTAGTTCCGAAAAAACCGCAGCCGAATATTTAGCTGAAGCCCAAAAACAAAAAGTAAAAACAAGAAAGGTTGCAAGTGAGTTTTATTCAGAAGCTTACTTTATGGACAAAGGATCTCGTGCAAACTATTGGAGTACTCAGCATGAATTAATGGCTCGTGCTTTTGAGTCATATATCTATGACAAACTTAAAACCATTGATGCGCGTAATGATTTCCTTTCTTACGAAAAACATAACGACTTACCAGAATACAAAATGTTTAATGTGAAGCCTTACCCAGAAGGTAAGGAGCGTGAAGCCATTAATGGTAAATTCAAAGACCTATTTGAAGTTTTCCAAACAAAGGAAACTAAAAATGGAACAGCTTTATTCTCTAAAGAAAAAGCAGAACCAAAAGTTGATAAAGAAGTAGTCGAGCTGTGGAAGCAGTTTGTTATGGACGACGAAATGTTTCAGCAGCCTAAGTCTAATGCTAAAACCATAAAAGAAATTACGGCTGAAATAAGTCCTGATATTCAGGTAGAGAATTATGACTACGGCATAAAGCGAGCTGGCTTAAAACATGAGTGGCGCTTAGTAATGCCAGATAAATCAGTGGCCTTTGTGCGTGAAAACACTGACGGAACCATTGAATTAAATGTTGCTCGCCTAAAGTCTGGCAGTGGCCGTGGTACGGCTATTTATAATATTGTATCTACCTTTGCACACAATAATGGCAAAGTGTTTATTGGTGATCGGGATGGTTTATCAGAAGATGCTTATTTTAGACGCACTGAAAATATGCTTTCTTCCGCATTGAAATTCGGTACGACCAAGCATTTAAGACCCCATCCTAAGCAAAAAATTGACTGGATTCAGGGTGATCATGAAGGCAACATGGTCAGATTGATGGAAAGAAGCTATACTAATATCACAGAAGCAGTTCCATTGATTAAGGATATTACTTATGACTTCTCAGAAAATGCCTTCGTTCACAACGGTAGACGAGTTGATCGATTACAGTTTGACACACTCGCCAAATCCGCACCGGCAAAAAGCGGTCGAGCAGGAATCGCAACGCTTAAAAGAGGCGCTCTCACATCTACCTTTTTACAAGCGAAAAGTGGAGCTGAACGGCGAGGAATACTGGCTTACCTTAGCCGCCAGTTACAGGATTCACGACGACTTCCCGGACTAAAAGATATACTTTATTCAAAAGACAAACCCGCTTCTAGCGGGTTTTCTGTTTCTGAAGTAGAAAAAATTATTGCACCGGTTATTTTAAAGTGGGGCGACAAATCACCTAAGGTTGAGGTCGTTCAAAGCATCTCTGAAATTCCTGAGCATATTCTTGATGCAGAAGCGCATGGCATGGAAAAAGTAAGTGCCGTGCATTACGGTGCAGAAGAGCAAATTTATTTGGTTGCTGATAAATTAAAAGACAAGGACCATATTTTAAGTCGCCTGGCACACGAAGCTGTTGGCCACCATTCTTTTGAACAAATGATGGGGGATGACTTAGATCAAGTCCTCGAACGCGTTCAATGGTTAAAGCGTTCAGGTGACAAAAAGCTTACTGAAATATCAGATGAAGTATTTCAGCGTTATGGAAAATTGGATAAAACTACTGAAGCCAAAGAGATTGTTGCTTTAGTGGCAGAAAAGGGTGTTAGTTCTCCTTTGTTAACCAAGGTCGTTGAGTTGCTTCGTAAGTTTTTACGTAAGCTAGGTATCAACCTTAAATGGTCAAAATCAGAACTTGATGCATTGGTTGTAAAAGCGGCTAAAAATCTTGAGGTTAACCGCACAAAAAAAGAAAAAGCAGAACGTAAAGAAAGCTACAAGCATTTTTCTAAAGAAGATAATGAGCGTTACTTTAGTCGTGAGCCAAATGAAATTTTAGATGATATCGATGAAGAAGCTCAAAATGTACCAACATGGGATAAGGTTAAACGTTCATTAGGTAACTCAATTGATCATCTTCGCCCGGGCGCATTAAAAATGCTCACTCGCCGTCACTTGGCTGATATTGGTAGCAGCATTTTACCGACCATTAAAACCTACGTGCTCACAGCTGAGAAGATGGACGCTTTTAGAAATGAATTAGTGGCTGAGTCTTCAGAGATTGCTAAGGGCTGGACGAAGTGGGCGACACAAAAAGAAAACGTTAAAGATGCCGATGCTATGGTAAACACCATGCATGCGGCCACCATTGCGGGAGTTGATCCTGCAGAGCCTTATAGTTCAATTATTAATCTTGGCGCCGCCAAAGAGGATATCGCTAAACAATTCCGTTTTGCTAAATCAATGCCTGGTGAAGCCGGTAAATATATTGAGAAAGTAAATGAAATAAGAGAGCGTGTTGCCTTTGAGAAAAACAGAGAAAAAGCTTATCCAGAATTAAAGCGCCAATGGGATAAGTTGCCACCTAAAGCGCAAGAAATTTACAAAGAAGTACGCGATCATTATGTTCAGCGAATGGACCAAACTCAACAAGCGTTAATGGACAAGATTGATCGTGCTGAACTCAGCGCAAAAGAAAAAGAACAATACAAAGCTGAAATGCGTGCGCAGTTTGAATCTGTTCGTATTGAGGGGCCTTACTTCCCGTTAGCCCGTTTCGGTGATTACTGGGCTAAGGTGTTAATTCCTACTGAGTGGCAGAAAAAATATTCTATTCGAAACAAAGGGTTCACGGCAAAAGACTCAGAGCAGGGCAAGTGGGCGGTTATGCTAAAAGAAACCCGTAATGCCATTGAAACATTTGACTCTAAAGAAGAAGCCATTAAATGGGCGGTTGAAAAGTCTACTGATTATGAGTTTTATATGTTCGAGAAAAAAGGCCATCGAGACAACCTCGTTAAGAAAAAAGAAAACGAAGGGCTTAAAGTAAAAACTGGCCACAAGATTGATAAAAACAGACAAGATGCAGCGGTTAGCGAAGGCTTTATTGCTAATGTTTTAAAGGTAGTTGATAAACTTAACCTTCAGTCAAATAGCACACATGATGAAATTTACCAATTGTTTTTGAATACCTTGCCAGACGTTTCAATGCGTAAATCTTTTATTCATCGTCAAAAGAAAGAAGGTTTTACACCTGATGCATTACGTGCATTTTCTCATCATAATTTTCACGGTGCTTACCAGTTAAGTAAATTAAAGTTTGCTGATGTCATGCAAACACAACTTGAAAATATGGAAGAACAAGCACGCGATATGACCGGCGACAAAGCCGATAAAGCTGCGCAAATTCTCAATGAAACCAAAAAACGTCATGACTGGGCAATGAACCCCATGGGAGCAGGGTGGGCAAATAACGTCACTCAATTTAATTTTGTTTGGTACCTGGGTGCAACACCTGCAGCGGCTATTGTTAATATGACGCAAACCGCTATGGTGGCCTTCCCCTCTATGGGGGCAAAGTTTGGGTTTACTAAAGCCGGTAAAGAGCTATTAAACGCCTCGCGTGAATTCATGGGTAATCGTATTGAGGTTAAAGATGGCCTGTTTAGTATTGAAGGTGCACTGAAAGGGGATGAACTTAAGGCATACCAATGGTTGGTTGATACAGGAATTATTGATAAAACGCTTGCGCATGATTTAGCGGCTATGTCTGAAACACCCAGCGCAATTTATAGTCCTAAAAAAGATAAAGTGATGGGTGCGGTGAGTTATGCTTTTCATCACGCTGAACGGTTTAACCGTGAAGTCACATCGATTGCCACTTATCGGTTAGCCCGTAAAAAAGGCCTGTCTCATGCAGTCGCAATGCAAGAAGCTTATGACATGGTGGATGCGACTCACTTTAATTATTCTAATGCAAACAAAGCTGCCTTTATGCAAAACGATATTGCAAAAGTGGCATTCATCTTCAAACAATATTCACTGAATATGATCTATTTGCTAGCACGTTCTACTTACCAATCAGTTAAAGGTGAAAGTGCTGCAGTTAAGAAAGAAGCTCGCCGAAAGCTGGGCGGTATTTTGTTTATGTCTTACTTGTTCGTGGGGTATAACGGTATGCCATGGCTCCCATTTGGTGTTATCGATTTAATTTTAGAAATGATTTGGGATGATGAAGATGAGCCTTTTGATATTGAAGCGGAGCGTCGTAATAATTTTACTGAGCTTTTAGGTTCAACATGGGCAGACGTTCTTGCAATAGGGCCCGTTGAAGCATTAACGGGTGTCGGTTTTAGCGATAGATTGGCATTAGATAGTTTGTGGTTTAGACCTTCAGGCCGTGATTTAGAAGCAAAAGAAGAGTTGCAATACCAGGCATTAAGCATGCTAGGGCCAACCCTCGGTATTTTAGACAGTGCAGCACGTGGCGTAGGTTTAATGAAAGAAGGCAAAGTGTATCGCGGCATTGAAACCATGCTACCCAAATCTGCAAAAGATGTAATGAAAGCCGTGCGTATCGCCGATGAAGGTGCCACCACTTTAAAAGGCGATCCAATTGTTCAGGATATTAATGCCTTTGAAGCCTTTATGCAGTTCATTGGTTTTTCTGTTGGCCGTGTTAATAAACAATATGATGCACGGTCCACTATTAAAAACGCGGAAAATAGAATTAAAGACCGCCGTAAGCTATTAATGAATAAATTTGCAACATCAATTAATAATGGTGATGCCGCTTGGCAAAAAGAAATCTTAAAAGAGATGGCTAAGTTTAGTAAAAAGAACCCAACAAACGCCATTACTGTTGACAGCATTGAGCGCTCATTAAAGATGCGTGCACGTACAAGTGCAATGACAAAAAATGGCGTGTACTTAAGAAAGAACATGCAACACCTGCGAAACAAAGGCAGGTTTGCGGATGAATAAAAAATACATATTTAATTTAACTAAACCCGCTTTATGCGGGTTTTTTATTGGGAGCAAATAAATGCCACAACCAACACCTTATGTCGTGACTCGTGACTTTAGTGCCGATGAAGCCGGTAGTGTCGCAGGTCGCAGTGCAGTACTAACCGCAGCGGTTGATGCTGAACTTGCAAACATTGCAACAACAATCTCAGAAACATTAGCTAACCTAGCATTAATTCAACGTGATGATGGTGTTATTGCCAATGCATCAATTGGTATTGATCAACTTAAAGCAGAAGTATCAGTTGGTATAGCAGATGTTACAAACTGGCTGACTGCAACAGATTACACAAAACGTCACAGTGTTTGGGAAGCTGGCGCATTATATTATTGCTTGGTTGATCATGCCTCTGGTGTATTCGCAACAGATTTAGCAGCAAATAAATGGACGTTGATTATTGATTTGTCTGCCTATGATGCAAGTGCTGCAACGAGCGCAACTGCTTCTGAATTATCAAACCAAGCATCACAAACTGCTCAAGGTTTATCAGAAGCTGCTCGTGATGCAAGTATCGTTGCTAAAGATGCATCAGTCACTGCTCAAGGTTTATCTGAGGCAGCCCGTGATTTATCGATTGCAGCAAAGGTCTTGGCAGAAACCGCAGTAACAGATTCGCAAGCAGAAGTTACCTATGCAGAAGAATGGGCAAATAAAGCTGAAGACAGCTTGGTTTCTGCAGCAGCTGGTGGTGATGCGATTGATGATTATTCAGCTCTGCATCACGCCAAAAAAGCAGCAGCAAGCGCAGCCACAAGTGCAGACTTAGCTTCAACAGTTGCAGGTACAGACACATATACTGCAACACTTGGTATCAGCGCATATACAGCAGGTAAAACGTACTATTTGTCGATTGCCAACACCAATACGATTGCAGCACCTACTATCAACTTTGATGCGAAGGGTGCAAAAACAATAAAGAATTTAGATGGTTCTGCATTAGCTATTGGTTCTATACCTACTGAAGCATTTTTCCGTTATAACGGCGTGAATATGATTTTGTTGAACCCTAACCCTGTTCGTCTTGGTTACATTTACGGGTTAGCTATTTCAAACAATGTGACAGACGCATTAAACGATATTGACATTGCAACAGGCGAGTGTGCTGCTAAAACAGGTGAAACATTAAATCTTGCTTCAGGCTTAACAAAACAAATAGATGTTGCATTTGCAGCAGGAACAAATGCAGGTGGCATGTTCACTGGCGCGGTTGCAATTAATACCTGGTATCACATGTTTTTAATTCGTAAAGATTCAGATGGAACAGTTGATGCAGGTTTTGATACTTCTGTAACTGCCGCAAACATTCCAGTAGGCTATACAGCCTATCGTCGTATTGGTTCTGTACTTACTGATGGCGCGGGTAATATTATCCAATTTATTCAGAATGGTAATCGTTTTATTTTTGATGTTGTTTCCGCCGATATAGCGACAACGCATTCATCCGCCGCTGTTTTAGATATTTTAAGCACTCCGTTGGGAATTAAAACGACAGCAATCATTAATGTTTATAGCTACTCTGGCTCAGTTTCAGCGACTCCATATATGCTGATAACTGACCCATCTCAAACTGATACCGCGCCAACATCCTCCCTCTATAATTTCCAAGGCGGTTTTACGGCAGGGGTTATAACTATCCAAGAAATGGAAGTAGTCACTAATATATCGTCACAAATTAGGCATCGGAGTTCTCTTTCAAACACAAGTATTCAATTTAATATAAAAACTTTAGGTTGGATTGATAACAGAGGGCAAAACTAATGAAAGTATTATGCAATAAAACCACAAAGAAAACTAAATCATTTCTTCGTTGGGGTGATATTCCTTTCGATCCTTTAACCCATGTCGTTCTTGACGTTACTGAAATTCCTAATATGGAACTCGATAAGCTGAATAATACTAATGACGGTATTATAAAAGCTACTCAAGCAACTATTGATGATGCTGGGTTTAACGCTCAAGTTGATGCTGAGTTAATGCAAATTGATTTAGCATCTATGCGTGAAGTTCGTGCATGGGTAGCATCACAACCATCTGCACCACAGTTTCTTAAAGATTTAGAAGCAGAAGCAGTGGTTAAACGTGCGACTAGGAAGCCTTAATACCACAAATATCTTATATAACAAATAGCCACAGCTTCACTATAACGAAAGCTACCAAGTAACCCGAATGATTTTAATTATCTCGGGTTTTTTTATACCTAAATTATAAGGATTAACAATGTTTGAATTAAGTAAAAAATCAAAACAAAGGCGCGAAGGCGTTGACCCACGACTAATTGAGATTAGTGATCTTGCTATTCAAATATCAGTAGTTGATTTTGGTATTCCTGCAGACGGTGGAGTACGAACAGCAACACGCCAAGGTGAATTATTCGCTGATGGAAAATCAAAAGCAGATGGGTTTAATAAAATTGGCAAACATCAACCAAAAGAAGATGGTTATGGTAAAGCATTAGATTTTTATGCGTTCGTTAATGGCAAGGCAAGCTGGGAACATCACCACTTAGCCATGGTCGGTGCTGCACATTTAGAAGCAGCATCAAGACTTGGTTACAGAATTAAATGGGGCGGTCTTTGGAGACGCAAAGTACCAAAAATTATAAGCGGTATCCCGTATGGCTGGGATATGGCGCATATTGAACTAATAAAGGAGAACGTATAATGAATTTTGGAAAAATATTCGACACAATCAAAGGGCCATTGTTAGCGGTGGCGTCTACATTAATACCTGGTGGACCAGCAATTTTGGGGGCTGTAAACGCTATGTTGCCTGACGATGAAAAGCTCCCAGAAACAGCAACAGGTAATGATATTCGAAGCGCAGTTAATCAACTTACTCCAGACCAGCGAAGTTCGTTAATGGAAAAGCAATTAGATGTCGAAATTGCAGAAATTAAATCGTGGGAAGGTATTCAAGCCTCGTTAGCTCAAGCTGATGCAGCGGGTTCAAGCACGCGACCTTATATAGCATTAATGATGTCATGGCTTGTTACTGTTGTTGTTTCTTTATTTTCCATCGTATGGGTTTATGCGATTTTTAATGGTCTAGCAGAGACGTTAAAAATATTAAGTGACTCGTGGCCAATGATGCTGGCAGTTATCGGCACCCCAACCGCTCTGCTGCGAGCCTACTTTGGAATGCGCACAAAAGAAAAAACCGCACGATATAGCGCGGCTTCTGGTCAGCCTTCAGGTGCAATTGCTAATTTAATTAGTGCGTTTCGGAAATAAATTAGGCTACGGGTATTTTTCATCTAATTCAGAAAGAAGACCAATAACTCTTTTATTTTGAGATATAGCGAGCAGGGCATCATCGATTGATAAATCCATGTCCAGCTCATAATCAGCAATCCTTCTGTCGCTTAAGCATGATCGTAATACAAACCCAACCTTCCTAACAGAAACATCACTATGTTCTGTGAATCTAGAAATGAACTGAGCGTGAGAACCACCTTCCACATCCGCATACAAAGCAAACTTCTTACCGATAGGTTGCCCTGCGTGGTATGAGGCGTAATAAGAGCGACTCATTGCGTTTCGAATATTTATTTCTTCTTTTGACTCAAGTAAACCTTCAGAAAATTCAAGAAACTTCAAAGGGGTAACTGGCATATAGATGAATCTTCCTAAATAGAATAAGCCACATTTAAAATCGTGCTGATTTTCGAAGCGTTTTCATGAGATGCGAATTTTTCAGCAAGTAGAATATTCATATCAACAACTTGTTCAACATCTACACCAAGTTGTATTTTATAACTAATTGAATTATTTCCGCAGGGGTGGAGTCTTCTTGCTGTTGCTGTTAGTTTTTTAGCTCGCATTAAATCGTAGGCGATTTTCAAGAAATCCTGAGCTTCATCAGCTGAAATATCAGATCTTGAAAACATATTTTGAATATCTTGAGCAAAATTTAAGGTAGGTAAATATTTTTCAATATTATGCTTTATTATTTGCTCAGACAATTCTGAGGCCTCTTTAACTCTTAACGTAAAAAACATAGCCTGGAATAAAAACTCAACAGCATCTCTGTCATCTTTTAATATGCCGTGAGTTTTCTTTGCATATTGGATGGCGTTGTCTATCAACCCAAATGCAAATGAATTAGTGGAATAATTGTGGTTTAAGACAGCATTCTCTGGCTCAATTTTTAGCGCTTTCTTATAAAAAGAGTGCATGCTTTTTTCATCACGCAAATATGTTGCTAACAAACCAGAAAGGCCATAAGCATCTGCAGCATCATCAGCTAAATGTATTTCGATATCACTTTGAATTCTTTTGACAAGTAATTCTGCCAAACTCCTGTCATCAGGAAGAGATCCAATTCTAGACGTTAGATCTTCGGAGAGATTTTTTTCTTGAGCTTCTGGCATAAGTAAATTTTAGCAGTTATCTATAATAGATATATCGTCCAAGGGAGCAATTTCATGAATTTTCACATTTTAAGGTTAGAATGTAAACAAACAGAGCCTTATATGGTTATTTGATACGTTTATTAGTCTATTTTTTGCTGAATATAGCTCAATGCTGCTTTGGCAAGAAACCCTGATCTTGTCTCATGCTCACGTTCTGCAGCAAGCTGTTTGCTGATATTGTAACTGCTTTCTTGCCCCATAAGAAAAAGTTAAATCCATACAAATCAATAGCATATATCAAGCGTACACACTGCTCTATGGGGCAAATGATAGAGGCTATCTTTTTGATATTCAAAAGGAATTTAGAGTCAAAAAACCTATCTGCGAACCGGGCGTTCTAACTCTATGAATTACGCTTTGTTTATCGCTAAATTTTTCGTAACGTTATAACGTAAGCTATTGTTTTATATAGACCGAAAACAACCTAAAACGTTACGAAAAACAAGGTTAACTCATTGATTTTAAAGTGTTCTAGAGTGTATTGTGATTCCGGTCGTCGCGGGTTCGAGCCCCGTCAGCCACCCCATATTTGCATTAAAATCAAAAGCTTACAGTTTCTCTGTAGGCTTTTTTTTGCTAAATTTCAATAA